GGGGAAATGCATCTACATAAACTAAAGTTAAACTTAAATTATCTGTGCTTAATGTTTTATCACCAGCATTTCCATCTAAATTAGAACCACCTCTACCAATAATTAAATTAGCTGTTGCAAAATTTCCATTATAATCTTTAAGACCTACAATATCTCCTGCGCTTGGAGAAGAAGGCAGTGTTAAAGTAAAAGATCCTACTGCCGCTGTGTCACAAAAATATCCTTCGCCTGATGATGCAGTAAAGTTAGCTGTTTTTTTTGTTGTTTGCCAGTTAACAGCACCTGTTGCTCCAAAACCATTTGCTGTTCCAGCATTTGTTATTGTTGCGCCACTAGGAATTGTAATAGTGTCTCCACTATCTCCTAATGTTACTGTTCCACAATTTGTTCTTGGACTAATTTTATTTACTTTTATTTCACTCATAATTTACCTATTGAAACCTATACCTTATTATTACAATTCCTGAACCTCCAGCACCTGAAGTGTTTGGAGAAGATTGTGTTCCACCTCCACCACCACCAGTATTAGCTGTTCCTGCAGTTCCATTTCCTGGTGGAGTTGAACCTGCTCCACCACCACCTGGTCCACCAGTTCCTGCTGTTTGAATAGCGGCTGCTCCACCACCTCCACCTCTTGTTGTTGGTGTTGCATTAATTGAAGAAGTTGCTCCATTTCCACCTGGTCCACCTACCGAACTAGGTTGAGCAGGTCCACCACCTCCATTTCCACCAGCTGAAGTTGCTCCACCACCTCCTCCACCAGAGTAATACCACCCATTCATTCCAAGTCCTCCATCATTACCTTGCGGAGGAGATACAGGAGGTGTATTTCCTGTTCCTTTAGACGTTATTGGTACCGCTGGTGTTGCTGGATTACCATTATCATTACCGGGTGCTCCCCCACCAGAACCACCTGGACCACCTGATTGAGGAGTTCCATAACCACCTCCAAAACCACCACCTGCAGACGTGATTGTTGAAAAAGTTGAAACTGCTCCTGCATTACCAGGAGCATTTGGAGAGGGTCCCACTGCTGCACCGCCTCCACCTACTGCAATCGAATAACTTTGAATTGAAACTGGTAAAGATGAAACACAAGCTCCTAATGGTGATCTTGAATAACAACCTGAATCTGCTCCAGATGATTCTCTATAACCACCAGCTCCACCACCACCACCTCTCATTCCTCCACTTCCCCCACCAGCAATTACTAAATAATCTACTTTAGCTAATGAACCACTACCACCAGTAACTTGAAATGTTCCTGGTCCAGTAAATGTATGGACTTTAAAATTTGTACAAACTGTTGTAATTGTACCACCTGTAGCTGTAATATATGCTTCTCCTTCTACGTTTGTAGAATCATTTACATTTAACCAACCTCTTGTTGAATCTGCAAAAACTAAAACTATAGACGCATTTTCTGTTGATATTATTGAATTACCATTTACACCATCAATTTTATCAGATCCATTTGGTGATATTGTTAAATTATTTGTTTGAAAAGTACCTGAATAATCTTTTATAGCAACTATGTTTCCTACAGAAGCTGATGGAAGATTAACTGTTACTACTCCACTACTTGTATCTATAAAATAGCCTTCACCATTTGCTGCAGTGAATGTTGCTGTTTTAATTGATGTTTGCCAATTAACGGATCCCTCTCTACCAAATCCTGTTTGCGATGCACCTGATGCTAAAGCAACAGTTTTTCCGCATCCACCTACAGTTAATGTAGATCCTGATTCTGTTGTTATTGTATTTACTTTAATTGTACTTGTCATAATTATTGAATTTTATACCTTATTATTACCACTCCTGATCCTCCAGCTCCTGAAGCTGTTGAATAACCTTGTCCACCACCGCCGCCGCCAGTGTTGTCTGTTCCATTTTTTGTTGGTGCTGGTGCCGAAATAGGATTTCCTGTTCCTCCACCACCTGTTCCTCCTGCACCGGGAGCAGAAGTTCCACCTCCACCGCCAGCGTAAGCTGTAGGAGTTCCAGTAATAGAAGTTGTTGCTCCAGCACCGCCTGTTCCACCACCAACACCAGGGTTTGCATCTTGACCTACTGCAGTTGCACCACCACCTCCTCCTTGAGAGTTAAAACTAGGTCCAACGTGTTTACCTCTACCACCATTGGTTCCTTGAGCCGGACTTACTGGTGGTGTATTTCCTGTTCCACCTGTAAATGATGTTCCACCGCCTGGAGAGTCCCAAGATCCACCACCTCCAGAGCCACCAGGTCCTCCTTCTCCAACGGGATTAGGATGACTTGGAACTGAACTGCCACCTCTACCACCACCAGCCGATGATATTGTTGAAAAAGTTGAAACGTTACCAGGATTAGAGTTAACTGCTCCTCCAGATCCTGTTCCTGTAACAGGTGATCCACCTGCACCAACTGTTATCGGAAAGGCTGTTGCTGTTACTGTAATTCTATTTGGAGCAGATGGATAACCATCTAAAGGGCTTGCAGTGTAAGGTGTCACTGGAGATTTAGCTTCTCTAAAACCACCGGCCCCTCCACCTCCACCATAATCTGTTCCTCCAGCTCCACCACCACCTACAACCAAATATGAAACTACATTATTAGCTGCACAAAGAGCCGCTGTAGAAACTGTGAAAGTTCCAGGTCCTGTAAACGTATGAATTTTGCAATTACCAGATGTTGTTTCTGTTCCACCTGTAGCAATTAAAAAGGGGTTTCCTGTTGCATTAGAAGTTGAATCTTGAACGTTTTTCCAACCCTCTGTGTCATCTACATAAACGAAAGTTAAAGATTGACCTTCTGTGCTTGCTATAAAACTAGCAGCTATTCCACCAATTTTTTGTGATCCGTTTGGTGTAATAGTTAAATTATTTGTTTGAAATGTATTTGTATAATCTACAACAGATACAATATTACCTGCTGTTCCTGCTGGTAAGTTCATTGTAAATGCACTGCCTGATGTGTTAGCAAAAAATCCTTGACCATTTACTGCAGTAAATGTTGATGTTTTAATACTCCCTGTCTGCCAGTCTACTGTTCCTGTTCTACCAAAACCTGTTTGCGATGCACCTGTCCCCAATACTACAGTGTCACCAGATTCACCTAGTGTTAAGGTAGTTCCGCATTGTGGTGCAACTGTATTTACTTCTATTTTACTCATTATATTATTACCAATGTCCCTGTTACTGTTATTGTTTGTGTAAAGGTAACAGGACCTGCTAATACTGCAGACTCAATGACCATACCTTTTTGGTCTATAGTTTGAGCATGAGTATAGATATTTTCTGATCCAGGTTTATTACCTATGTATATTGTATCATATAAACTATCCATTTATCCTCCTATGCACTAATTGAATCAACAACGCTAACATAAACATCAGCACTAGATGCAGTATCTGATTCTACTTTTAGTACATCAGTACTCTGCATTACAAATTTAGCACCACCCGAAACAAGCTCTACTGCACTGTTTGGTGGGATGCTTAAATCTTTGCAAATAAATCTTGTTTGTGATCCACCTACACTCACAAATACATCCATTGCAATTGCCGAGGTTACTTTGTTGGCTATCCTGATTCCAATAACTGCATCATTTGAATTTGCTGTAAACACAGTAGTAGCACTGTTTGTTGCTTCAACTGCGTATCTAGTAAAATCTTGTGCCATATTCCTCCTATAAAGCTATTGCCATTGCAACAGCAAATCCGTTACTTGCCGCTCCTACCGGCGTTCCAGTTGCATCTAAAAAAACTGACTTACTTGCAGGCATAGTACAAAACACACTTAATGTGCTTGAACCACCTGAATTAAAATTTATATTCGACGTATTACCTGAAGAGTTACTTAAAACTGTAGTTCGTGAAAGAGTATCTGGTGTTGCATCAGTTACAGTGCCAAGACCTATTTCAAAAAGATTTGTACCTTCTTCAAATATAGCATAGTAAGTTGTGTTACCAGTTCCAATTCCTGAAACAAAAGTTTGAAAACCTGTAACAGCACCTGCAAGGTTTATAGTCCCTGTGCCTTGTGATGTACTAGTTTCTCTTACTCTATCATTTAATACTAAAGCCATTTAATCTCCTATTAGCTCATGCTTATAATAGCATTAGCTGGTGTTGTTGGATCAGGGTAAGTAATTTTGAATGTACCATTTGTACAAGTTTTATCTCCACCGAAATCCAATACCACAACTAACGGATCACCCGCAGCTGTATCATTATAAATAGCTGCAAACGCTGCTGTGAACGTTGCACTTGACCAAGTTGAATCTCCAAAGTCAACTGAAGCAACAGCTGTTGAAGATGCAACTGCTTGCGAAGACAAAGATTGTCTTGTGTAGTTACTTCCTCCACCTGTGCTTACTTCGTTTGTTCCAGAGACTGTTGTGCTTGCCGTTGTATATACAGCAGAAATTGTTCCTGTATATAAAGCTATTTTAAAATCATTTCCACCTGACGCGAAGTTGTGCACTCCTGAAAAGAGTTCTCCACGAAAAGAGTTTGGTATTACGTTAGCCATATTTTTATCTCCTTAATAATCTGATGGAAACGGTGATTTGAGAGCCGTACGAATAACTCCATCCTGATATTCGTCTCTGCGTCTTCTACCTTGTTGTTCAATAGAATACGTTTGTAAAGCATCATTGTATGCCTGTTGATAGTATTGTACCATATCTGGCGGACCTTTCAAGTACCCATATGCATTGATCAGGGACGCATACAAAAGTAGGTCCTGATATTTGTTAGACAAATATGTGCCATTGGTGCTTGGTGGTGCCGCTCCTGTAGTTACAGTTATACTTTCAGGTTGTTTGATGTAAGCTAAAGTTATCTCATATTGTGCATCTGGTGTAGGTGCGACTGCCCAAAAATTAGCGTCCCAGTTTGCATAATATTTAGGAAACCCTTGAGTTGTGCCAGGCGTATCATAATAAGTGGCCATATAAGAGGTATCTTTTTTTTCTAAAAATACTTGTTTTCCTGTAGATGTATCTTTGAGTTGAACGTATCTAATAATTCTTAAATCAGATGGAATAGTTACATATCTATTTCCAGTTGTTAAAGTTGATGTAGCATAAAATCTATTATCATCATTATCTGCTGATCTGTATATTCTATTTTCTGCATTTTTAATTAATGTGTCTAAAACAGCATCAGTTAATACTGTGCTACTAACTTCTGTATAACTTCTAATATCGTCTCTTAAATTTGTTAGTGTGTAAGCCATTATACTATTCCTCTTCCTACTGGACTAAAATAAACATTTGGTCCACCACCAACTTCTGTTGCTGTTGCAGCCGTTGGTAACGTAAAAGTAAAACCTGTATTTACCGTAATTTGAGACGGCTCACCAGGATTATTTTTTGTTGTAGTTGTAACACTTGCTACGTTAAATGCACCAAAAACAGTTACACCAGCTGTGTGTGCAAACGCTGATGTAAGTGGTGGTGTTATACCTCTAAACGGAGCATTAGTTGCTCTAGTTAAGTTTGAAAGTGTTTGTGTTCCTGTTGTATTAGTTTCATATTTTATAACTTCAAAATTTTTTTCTGGAACATAATTAGGATCTGTCGCAGCTGGAGATGAAAAACTTTGAATAAAAACATAACCTGATGATGGAAACTGACTTGTGCTATCACAAACAATAGTTGTAGATGAGTCTGTCATACTGGTTGCTAAAGTTGCAAATGGAGATAGTAAAACATTTGTTACACCTCCAACAGCATTGTCTGTAACATTTAAAAATGTAACTGCATCTCCAACTTTTAATTGACAATTATCTAAAGTAACTGTGGCTGTTGTGGTTGCATTCATAGACAACGGATCAGGATTTAAAATACCTGGACTAGGTATTGATGGTGATCTAGGTCTTGCATGTTGTAAAGCTTGTGGATCTGCACCATGTGGTTT